GGTGGGTCCGCTTGGACAACATTCCAAGCCATCGCGGCGCCGCGGGCAATTGCGGCTGCCCCTGTAACTTCAGCCGAACAACCGTTGCATCAGGTCGCGCACGATGCCCGGGCGCGCCAGCAGCTCGTCGTTCATCAGCGCCACCAGGCTGCCCAGCTGCAGCAGCAGCACCAGGTGCCCCACGACGGACTTGATGGACATCGACAGGCTGAACACGTTGAGCTGCTGGGCGTAGCGGTTGATGAGCCCCAGCACGCCGTCCACCAGGTACAGCAGCACGAGGGACGGCGCGGCGACGAGCAGGGCCAGGCGCAGCATGCGGCCGAACTCCGCCTCGAAGGCCAGCAGCCCGGCCGGCAGCAGCCGCCATTCGCCGTGCAGCGGCCACAGCGCGAAGCTGTCCAGCAGCAGCGCGGCGAACAGCATGAAGCCGCCCGAGGCCATGAAGACCCAGCTCGCCAGCCGCGCCAGGAAGGCGCCGGTCAGCGAGGTCTGGTGGCCGGACAGCGGGTCCAGCACCTGGGCCTGGGAGGCGCCGGTCTTGGCGTCGATGAGCTGGCCGGCCATCTCGAACGACCACATCAGCCCGGCGAACAGGAAGCCCAGCGCCGCGCCCAGCATGACCTCGCGGCCGTACAGCAGCGCCCACTGCAGGCCGCCCAGCTGCATGGGCCTGACGTCCTGCACCAGCAGGCCGAGCAGCGCCAGCGCGAGGAACAGCGCGTTGCGGATCAGCGCGGGGATGAGGTCCTGCGTGAACAGCGGCACCAGCAGGAAGGCCACGGCCACCCGCATCGTGGACAGGCCCAGCAGCAGCGCGGCGTCGGTCGGGTGGCCGACCCAGTAGTCGTACATCAGCGTCGCCCCAGCCAGGCGCGTGCCGCGGGCCGAGCGCCGGGCCGCCCCCAAGCCGGCCCGTCATGGCGATGTGCTTGCCGGTCAATCCGGCAAGCATCGCCGTCCCCGCGGGGGACCGGCCAAGGTACTCCTTGGGCGAGGGGCTTCACATGCTTCAGCGGTTGATCTTGACGAGGCCGGGAAACTCGCTGAACACCTTGTCCCCGAGGCGGTAGAGGCTGCCGCCCAGCAGCGAGGCGGTGATGAAGATGGTGATGACGATGGCGAAGAACTTGGCCACGTATTGCACCGTCTGCTCCTGCAGCTGCGTGGCCGCCTGCACGAAGGCGATCAACAGGCCGACGACCGCCGCCACGATGATGGGCGGCGCCGACAGCAGCAGCACCAGCCACAAGGCCTGCTGGGTGAGTTGGATGACTTCGCTGTTCATGTCAGTGATCCGTTCAGGAGGCGTTGCGCGGCCGAGCTGTGATGTTCCACCTGCTCTGGGGTGAAACCGGGAACGGGCGGGAAGAAGTGGAAAGGGGCGGGAAGGCTTTTGAACACAACGACTTAGCCACGTTTGAGGGGGTCGGGGTCGCAACACTTCGGGCGGCGGTTGGTTTGAGGGGTGGTTGGCGGGCGCCTCAACCGGCGCTGGCGGCCGAAGAATAGCTTCCATCCCAGTTCGCGCCCGGGATAAACCGGTTTTGAGGGTGTCCCGCGGGGGCGGGGCCGAACCGGCGCGAACTGGTGCGAAGTGTTGCGGCAAGCGTTGCGAGCTGCCGGCCACCCTCTCTATAGAGGGGCTTGAACCGCCCAAAAACCGGAAGTGTGGCGAGTCGCACCACTTCCAGGAGCCAAAACCGGCCCGCCAGAACGGCCCAGGCGGCGCTTTTGACGGGTCGGCAAGGCCCTGGCCTCACCTGTGCGGCGGAGCGCTCCAGCGGCCTCAAAACAAGCCGACCGGTTCGGCCGCCACGTCCCAAGACCAGATCACCAGCTCACGCCGGGGCGCCTGTTTGTCGCCGCCGCCGACCGTGTAGTTGATCTCCAGCGTCTCCATGTGGAAGCCGGCGAAGGCGCGCCGGATGTCCGGGTGGTCGTTGATCGACAGGATGGCCTTGCCCTTCAGCTTGCGCATCACCTCCGCCATCAGCTCGTACTGCTCGAAGGGGAACGGCACGCCATAGCCGGCGGTTTCCCAGTACGGCGGGTCAAGGTAGAAAAACGAGTGCGGCCGGTCGTAGCGCTCGATGCATTCCCGCCAGTCCAGCCGCTCGATGTACGTGCTGGCCAGGCGCAAGTGCGCCGCGCTGAGCTGCTCCTCGATTCGCAGCAGGTTGACCGGCGGCGCCGTCGTCGCCGTACCCCAGGTCTGGCCCTCGACCTTGCCGCCGAAGCAGTGGTGCTGCAGGTAGTAGAAGCGGGCCGCGCGCTGCACGTCGGTCAGCGTCTCCGGTGGCGTGGCCTGGGTCCACTTGAACATTTCCCGGCTGCTCAGCGCCCACTTGAACTGGCGCATGAACTCCTCAGGGTGGGCCTTCACGACGCGGTACAGGCTGATCAGATCGCCGTTCACATCGTTGATCACCTCCACCTCGGCCGGCGGCCGCAGGAAGTAGATGGCCGCGCCGCCGGCAAAGACCTCGACGTAGCACTTGTGCGGCGGGAACCGCGGAATCAGCAGGTCAGCCAGGCGGCGCTTGCCACCCATCCAGGGGATCAAAGGAGAAGTCATGGTTGATATCGCGAATAGACTCGCGCCCGCCTCCCGGGAGGTAGCAGGGCCCTGGTCAGATCGCAGCTTGCTCTGCGTGAAGGCGGCCAGGTTGGGTGTTAGCGCACCTGACCTGGTCGCCCTGTTTTTTATGCCCGCCACACCTTGAGAGCAGTGGCTGCAGAAGCCTGGCGCTCCGCCAGCTTTAGCAAGGCCGGGCCGTTGACGATCCGAGTTATCGCCTCGTCGTCGGCAGCGTCAGCCAAGGCGGAGCAGCCATGCAGATCCCAGAACGCAAAGGCGATTCGAGCAGCTGGAATCGGGTCGCGTGCCCACTCGGGATGGCCCACCAAGTCCAGCCCGACCAAGGCTCCCACTGCGGCGTAGTTCGCACGCCCGGTCAGCTGCTTGTAGCCGCTGCCGCGATAGCGCCACCCGTCGCCCGACGACTCAGGCCCGTTGCCCAGCCTGCCGCCGTAAACCCGGTCAGCGATGGCAGCCTGGCCACGCCTGATCAGCGCCTGCGCGTCGTCGACGCCACGCACCGCGCTGAAGATCGCATCCAGCCGGACCGGGTCGCGCCAGCCCATGTTCTCGACCAACCGCGTCAGCCCGTCTGTCTCGACGAGCACCTGGCCCATGAAATGCGCCAGCCGTCGCGGTGTGTTGACGCTGCTGTTGACGCGCGCCGCTTCCAGCGCTGCCGCGTGCAGCTGCGGCTGCGAGCAGCGCGGGGCCAGCTGCTTGATGTAAGCCGCCGTGATCATCGCCATTGCTCCTGATAGAAGCGCTCGGACGTGGCGACAATCTCCTTCTCGTCGGCGCCGTTGACGCCGAGGAACTTGCGCGACGGCAGCGTCACCTGCGATCGCAGCAGGTAGTGAACGACGCCCTTGCTATCCACCAGCATGAATTGCCCCTTGACGGATTGGGTCACCCGCAGACCCTCGAAGTTGCGCGGGCTGCCGGCCGCGCGAGCGGCTGGCGTGATGGGAATCGACAGGAACGGACCGGCCTTCGCGCGGATCACGCCGCCGAAGTGCTGCATGGCGGCATAGGCCACGTTGGTGCCCCACGACACGCCCGTCTCCGTGGCCTCGTAGGTGATCGAGTTGCGCAGTCGCCTCGACAGGCTCAGCGTCTGACCGCCCTCGTGCACCGCCCGCCAACTCTTCTTCCACGCCGAGCCGTCAGGAGCGACCTGCATGCGGAACCGCATCTGCGTCGACGTCTTGCCCACACGCCCGATGCGCTCCCACAGCGGCCGCATGCGACCGCCCAGCGGCAGGCCTTGCCGCACGCGCTCGATCGCACCGTGGACAGCGCGGCTGTCGACCTTGACCGAGAGATCACTTGCCATCGCGGAACGCCTTCTCCTTCTCGGCCAACAGGTCGCGCTGCATCTCGATGCGGCTCGACCCAGGCGCATAGGCCCAGCCCGGCCCGACGCCCTTCGGCACTTCGCTGACTTCGCCGGTGCGCGGGTTCGTGTACTCACGCATCTGGTCGGGCGGCGCCTTGTCCGGCTGGGCCTTGCCCATCGCTGCGGCCTGGTCGGCGCTGAGCTGGATGACGCCGCAGCGGCAGCCCCAGTCGTTCGGCGGAAAGTGCTCCTGCCACCACGGGTCATCAGCCGGCAGCACCAGGCCGTCCCATGCGGCGTGCTCGGCGCGCGTGTTGGCATCGCCGACCGCGTCGTACATCAGGTATGGCGCGTCATCCTTCGTCTGCCGGATCTGCGCCCAATGCCCCGCCGAGTAGCTGGTCTGGATGTTGGTTTCAAAGATGGTTTGAAGCCGGCGCGGAGAGCCGAGCTGCACCAGCTTCGACTCGCCGGTGAGCGGGTCCACCATCTCCGCCTTGCCCCACCATCCGGCCTCCATCAACCGGGGCTGCAGCTCCTTCTTGAACTGCTCCAGCGTCTGCCCCTGCGCGATCGCCTTGTCCACCGCCATGCGCACGTCGCGCAGCATGTCGACGTTCGCCATCTTGGCCACCGTGAAGGCCAGGTCGTGCTCGTACTGCCAGACCTCTTGCCAGCCGAAGCTCGTGGCGTAGCCCTTCCCGCGGAAGAACTCCAGCGCCTTGCGCGGCTCCAGGTCGAAGCGCAGTTCAGCGGCCATGCGTCACACCGGCGTGCCGAGCCGGCGCGCATAGCAAAGCAGCGGCCTTGCTTGGTCGATGGCTTTGGCCCGAGCCACGTCGCGGCCAACGCTTGGGATGAAGTCGTCGCGATTGAACGACTTCGCCCAGCTGGTCGCGGTCACCGTGAAGCCACCGCGCAGCACCAGAATGCAGAAGGTCATGAGGCCGACTTCGTCCGCGATGGCGTCATGACAGGCATGCACATCCAACCGCGCCGCTTGATCGCCGGTGAAGTAGTGCTCCTGCACGATCTGCGCCTCAACGTCGGAGGCCGTGACCTTCTCGACCATCGTGGTCAACCCGCGTTGTGCTGCATCTCGCGCAGCGCGTACCCCATCAGCGGCCACAGTTCGCGCTTGGCGTTGTCGACGGCGACGCTCTCGCCGATCTCGGCGTCGTCATTGGCGGACGAGACCGAAGCAGACGGCCGGCCAGTGACTGCGAAGCCGCTCTTGGTGGTGATCACCGCCCAGCGCAGCACCTGGCCCGACTTCGAGACGTGTTTGACGATCTCGACATCGACGATGTTCGCTTCCACTTCGGTCTTGCTGACGCGAGGCGCCGTCAGGCCCTTGCGCTGGATGGTCTCTTCAACTTGTGCGTCGTTCACGTTCAGCTCCTTTTGATCAACTGCTTCAACTGGCCCAGCAGCCCAGGCTTCTTCGGCGCCAACCCACGCCCGATCACATGACCCGCGAACGTGGCGCGTGCGATGGTCTCGACGGTGGCCGGGTCCGGCTTGTCGTCGAGCAGCTTGGCCATGCCCTCGCGGAACGCGACCAGGTCGCCGCTGTTCTCAAGCAGCGACGTGAGCCGCTCGACCGGCTGCGCCATGACCTGCTTCCACTGGCCGGCCAGCTCCTCGGCGCCAGCGCGCATGGCCTCTTGCCGCGCGAGGTTGAAGGCCCGCTGTGAGCCGGCTGCGGTGAGTCGCGCGCCCTCGGCGAACTCCGCCTCGGTCTCCTCCTCGTCGACGGCGCCACCAGGTGGAAAGCCCGCCAGCGCAGGCGGCACCGGCGCGGGCTTCCTCTTCGTCCAGCCTTCGCCGTAGGTCTTCTGGATGTACTGCTCGTTCGGCTCCCAGCCCATCGCCACCAACTTCGAGTCGCGCTCGGCCAGCTTGGCGGTGTCCTCGGGCTCGTCGAACACGCGGCGCACCTTCGGCGGCTTCGCGCCCGGCACGTTGAACTCCGTGATCCAGCGCACCAGCGAGCTGTTGAGCGTCTCGTCCAGCTCGTCGGCGTCGTCCTTGGCCACCTCCAGGCGCACGTCGTCCTGCACGTTGGCCTGGCCGCTGCCCAGGCCCGCGGCTGCGGCGGTGGTGCTCATCGTCTCGCCGAGCACCACCTTGCTGATCACCTCGTCCATGTACCGAACGAGCTTCTCGTAGGTGTCCACCGAGCCCGAGCGCGACGCCTCCAGGAACTCGATCGCCATCCCCTCGGGAATGATCACGCCGGCATCGCGGCTGATCGCCTTGAGTGCATTGAGCAGCTTCGCCTGCTCGGGCTTCTGGGCGCCAGGCGGGTATTTGCCCAACGCGGTGGGCGCGCCGAACTTGTCGGCGAAGGTCAGCCAGAACGTGATGCCGTTGCGCTTGAAGAACACCGGCCAGAACAGCATCGAGCCGACGCCCTCGCCGTAGGGGCTGTCCTCGGTGTCGGCGCCTCGGCGGTGGACGATGAACTTCCTCGGCGGCAGGGCCTCGCCCACCATCGGCGCTTCACGCGTCAACAGCCGCAGCTCGTCCTTCAGGTCGAAGGTGAAGCGCCGAGCGTTGCGGGCCTTGATGCGCTCCGGCAGCAGCTTGCCGTCGACCACGGCCCAAATGACTTCAGCGACGGCAAATCCCTGCAGCGTCGCTTCGAGCAACCGCTTGCAAAGCGCGTTGAACTGCATGCCCGTGAAGTAGTCGCGCACCAGGTCAGCGGCCGCCACATCGGCCGGCGCCTCGCTGTGCGGCTCCACCACCCATTCGCGGCCGGTCACGGCCAGCTTGCGCTTGGCCAGCACGGCGCCGGCATGGCCGTCGCGCTTCAGCTCCTGGTAGATCTTCAGGCCCTTGGCGCCGCCACGGCTCTTCAGCGTGTCGTCTTCGTTGAACTGGATGCCGCCGAAGAAGACGCGGTTGTGATCGCGCTCGATGCTCGCGATCTCTTGGGTGATCGGCTTGCCATTGCTGTCCAGGATGGCGCTCATCGGTAGTTCTCCATAAAGGCGTCGAGGTCATCGCTGATGCGGCCGTCGTCGGTGCTCTCGTGCTCGATGGGTGCGTAGTCGCACCGGCTGGCGTAGTGGCCCAGCAGCAGCGACACGCCCGAGTCGCCGTGGCGCTTGTTGCCGTCGCTGTCGGTGCTGCGCTTGTCCGGGATGCGCGGCACGCCCTTGATCACCTCGAACGCGCGCAGGTCGTTCAGCGTCTCTGCGTCGGCCGGCAGTTCAATTCCGTCGTCCTCGAACGCGGCCTTGAACGGCGCCGTGTTCTCGCGGTACCAGGTCTCGGACAACATCACCTGTTCGATGACCAGCGCGCCGTAGCGCTGCATCGCCACCTCGGCCAGGTACTGCCCATTGCCACGCGCATCCATCGCGCCCTTGCGCAGACGCGGCAGGCGGTCGACGATGTAGAACAGCACCTGCTCCTGCTGCTTGAACGGCACGTTGCGCAACTCGACGAGGAACGGGAAGCGGCGCTTGAGGTTCGCCAGCAACTGCCACGGGCTGATCACCGTCAAGTCGCCCGTGCGCCCGAAGTCCTCGCCGAACCCGCTGCCCAGCGCCGGGTCCAGCTTCAGCAGCTCGGGCAGCACCTCGCGCTCCAGCCAGTCCCGGCACTCAGCAATGCGGATGTGCTCGGCCAGCTGCTCGAAGCCCTGCTTGCACGTCCAGCGCAGCACCTTCAGCTCGGCGCGCATGCGGCTCTCGATCAGCGCACGGCTCAGCCAGGCGCCGCCGCCGTTGGCCGGGATGCAGTCCAGCTCCTCGGCCGCGCCCGCGCCATAGAAGCTGTACACGCCGGCCATCCATGCGGCCTCGTCCTCGGCGGTCCATGCCTTGCCCAAGCGCAAGCACACCCGGCGGTAAAGACCTTGCAGCACGGCGGCGCGGAATGGGATGTGATGAACGGTGCCGCTGCGGGTCTTGGCGCGCACCTCGGTCAACAGCACGTTGAACGGGTTCTCGGTGCCGTTGTGCGTGCTGATCACGCGCACCTTGCCGCCCCAGATCAGCATCGCCATCGCCGCCTTCAGCAGCTCATCGAGCTTGTCGTGGAAGGCGGCCTCGTCGATGACGATGATGCCCTGCCGCCCACGCAGGTTGGATGGCCGCGAGCTGAGCGCCACCACGCGGAAGCCCGAGCCCGGGAACCGGATGGTGAAGGTCTTGATGTGCTTGTCTTCGTCGGCTTCTTCCCAGAAGCCTTCTTCGATCTCGTCGGCCGCGCGGTTGAACGCCTTCGCCCACATCGAGCACGCCTGGATGTACTCGATGGTCATGTCCTGGTTGTAGGCGATGTAGTAGACGTTCTGCCCGCCCGCGTCGCGCGAGCTGCTGGCCGTCAACACGTCATCGGCCGCCTCGGCCCAGGTCAGGCCCGTGCGGCGGCTCTTCTCCGCCATCTTGAACGGGCTGGTGTCGGCGATCCACGCTTGCTGGTACGGCAGCAGCACGGCCGGCACATCAGCGCCGGCCGTGTTGGGCAGCTTGACCGCGAGGTCAGTCATCGCGCCGGCGTGGCGTGCCGAACGACCGCGCCAGGTTGTCGCGACTCGCGCGTCGGATGTGCAGCACCGCCGCGTACAGCTCGCGCGCGTCGGCTACGCGTCCCCAGCTCTTGATGCCCAGCTCCACCGCGCACCAGATCAGCCCCGTGATGCCGACCGTCGTGCAGACGATGACGAACAGCAGGAACAGGCCCTGGTAGACGGGCGTCACCAGCGCAATCACGGGCGCTCCGGCCAGAAGGCGGCGAACGGCTCGGTGCCCGTCAGGCCCCAGGCCGCGTCATGCGCGGCGGTGGGCGACGGGTACAGCCACACCGAGCCTTGCGGCACCGGCGCGGCGTTATCCGGAAAGATGGTGAGGTTCACCATCTGTTTGCCGTCGACGGTGGGCTCACTCCACACGCGCGTGACGATGGCCGGCGCCACGGTGGCGCCGTTGCTCTCGGCGCCCTTGCCGATGACGTGAACGATGCGGCCGATCTTGGCCGGCGTGATGGTCTCGATGTTGCTCACTGAGCGATCCCCAGAATGGCGCGGCGAATCTCCGCCGCAGAGTCGGCGGACAGGCCGCCGGTTTTGACGATGCGGTCGGCAGCGTCGGCCGCAGCGGCGGCGCGCTCTTTCACCTGGCGCATGAACTCCTGCTGCGCGATCGACGCGCGCGCCAGCGGCGCGACGGCCTTGGCCAGCTTGGCCAGGTCGACGTCCTCGGGGTCCACGTCGTCCATGTCGCGCAGCACCTGGAACAGCCGCTGCTGCAGCATCTGCATCGTGGCCCGCGACATCGCGTCGGTGTCGTCGGGCGCAGCGGCCACCAGCGCGCGGGCCTGCTCGGTCGACGCCTTCAGCTCGGCCAGGCGGCGCTCCATCTGGCTGCCGTAGCGGTGGATGCTGCTCTTGCCCACCTCGTAGCCCTGCGCCCGCAGCCAGGCCTCCAGCTCGACATAGCCCCGGAAGCCGCTGCCGACGAGACGCTGATCCAGCTCGGAGCGCGTGGCCTCCGGCAGGTCAAGGATCTTGCTGCGCTCGCCCATGCTCAGCCGATCGACGGCCGCGCGATGCCTGGCAGCACTTCAACCGTGTACTCCGCCACGTCGACGCCGTAGTGCGTCAGCTCCGCGTGCCAGCGGCCCAGCGTGTCCTTGGTGATGGACACCAGCTTGCGGTCCTCCAGGTAGTCAAGCTCGCGCTTGATCTCCTGCTCGGTCGCGTCCGAGTACGCGCTGTGCACCACCGCCAGCAGGATGGGTGTTCCGGCGCCGGCCGGCCGCGACACATTCAGTGCCGACAGCAAAAACCAACGGATGCTCTCGCGGCGAAGCTTCGCCATCTGGATCTGCAATTCAGCGGTCATCGCTGCTCCCTCTGTGATCTGGTCTTGGCGGCGTCCGTGTAGGCGTCGCGGATGGCCTGCTCCATGCGCAGGGTCATGTGATCGATCTTGGTCATGATGGTTGCGACGGCCTGCGTGTAGTCCTCGCGTCGCACGTAGTCGCGCGGCAGCGCCGCCTTCAGCTCCATCAAGTCACGCTCCAACTGGCGGCTGCTGTCGGTCTGCTCTTTGAGCCCCACCGACACCGCGTTGAACTTCTCTTCGATGGACTTTTGAAACTGCCCCACCAGAAGCCGGGCGATGGCCCAGAAGGCCCCCACCACGACGCCCGCGAACGACAGCACCTGCCACAGGTCGATTTGCAACTGCATCAGCCCCTCACCCTCTCTTGAACCGGCTTTCGCCCCGGGACTGGCAGTCAACACACAGGCGCACGCGCGGCAGCAGCTGCCGGCGGCGATCAGGAATCGGGGCACCGCAGCCGGTGCCCTCGCAGAACTCGGCGCTCAGCTCGCGCCAGCGCTCGGCGTCGCCGGGCTGGCCCAGCGTGGCGGCCGCGCGGCGCTGGTGTTCCGCCAGCGCGTCGTCGCGCAGCTCGGCCTCGCGGGCCTGGGCACGGTCATAGACGTCCAACACGTCAGGCACCGGGCCGCTGCTGCGCGGCCATCAGCTGGTCTTTCTCGCGGCTGCCGCGAGATGACCCGAACTCGAACTGGTAGGCGTCGCGCATGCACAGCCCGAAGATCGAGGCGATGGTGCTCACCAGGCCGACCACCTCGCCGGGGATGTCCTTGCGGAAGACGGTCAGCACCGCCAGACAGGCGATCAGGCCGACGACGGCCAGCAGCACCATCACGTCGGCGCGCGTGTTGTGCTTGCCTGCGCGGATGAACTCGACATCGCGACCGCGGGCGTTCTGCCGGTCGGTCAGGTAGGCCTGGTCAAGCTGCGCGTCCAGCTCCATCGCCCGTAGGTTGAACTGCGCCTGCAGTTCGGCGCTCTGCTTGATGGCCTCCAGCGCCTCGGCGGGCGTCTTGGTGCCGCTCACTTGCTGGGCGAGGCTCGCGACCTGGTCGGCGACGGCAGTGCTCGACTCGCCCGCTTTGAAGAAGCGCAACAGGCTCGGCGCGAACTGCGCGAGCTGAATGGCGATGGGGATGAGCGGCACCATGTCAGGCCTCCTCGTGAACGAGGGTCAACCGTAGGCCGTGCAGCGCAACGGCCGCAGCGGGGTTGAGGGGCGAAATCGGGGTGAAACCCTGCGCCATGTCAGCCCCGCTTGGCGCGGCGCGCCTTGATGACGTTGCGGCGCTTGCGGGCCATGCGGCGGTCGGTGGCCACGGGCCAGCCCAGACCGCCGAAGCGCCGGCTTGCGGCGCGGTTGCTGCGCACGCGCAGCCAGGCGGCCCGCTGCTCGGGGCTGGCGGGCGCCTTGTTGCCGTGCTTCGGCGTCGTCGATGCCGCGCTCAGCGCACGGGCCGAAGGCCAGTCACCTCCTTGCGGCGCAATGGCGACCGACATGCCAGCACCCATCAAGGCGCTTGCGGCGAGAAGTGCGATTCGGTTGAGCATGGCCGGCATCGTG